AAAACATGGTTTTACTATTCATGCAAAAGGTTTAGTAATGAAAGTAGATGGTAAAGGTGATGACCTTAACAAGTATGCTACAGACCTTAAAAACTTTTATGGTGCAACAGTTAAGGCTGAAGAAAACGCAATGTCATTAACTGACCTTGAAAGAATGAAAAAGGCAGGTTTAAAAACTAAAAAAGAACAAGTTAAAAATCATCCTTCAAAAGAGATGTTTGAATCACTTGCAGCTTTAAAAAAGAAGGCAGACAAATCAGGAATGCCTTATTCAATATTAAAAAAAGTTTTCGATAGAGGTATGGCCGCTTGGAAAGGTGGACACAGACCAGGTGCAAGTCAGCACCAATGGGCATACGCTAGAGTAAATTCATTTGTAACAAAATCCTCAGGAACCTGGGGTGGTGCAGACAAAGACTTAGCTGCCAAAGTAAAAGGAGAATAAAGATGAGTTATTTAGAAAGTAAAAGTGGTAGCATGAGCGAAGTCGTTAAAGAAATGCAAAAACATTTAAAAGACAACGCCTACCAAGATTTATTTAAAAAAGAATTAGAAAAGACTGGTAAAGGTATCGGCGCAATGTCTGATATGGAAAAGAAAGACTTTTTTAATAAGTTAGATAAAATGTATAAAGGTAAAGGCGAGGCAAAAGTTGATGAGTTAACTAAAGGCCAAGAAAAATTACCACCTGCTTTACAGAAAGCAATTAAAGCAAAAGAGAAAAACTCCGAAGAAGAAAGTTTTGATATAGAGAAGTTAAAAGAAGATGTTAATACTCTATGGTCAACAGCTGCTGACGATTTAGAAGCTATCAAAGAAAAGGCGAAGTATATGAAGGCACAAGATAAAGACGCCTCTACTAATGAGCCTGAAAGTGGCGAATCGGATGATGAGTCAGAAAAACAAAAAAAGGGTAAAACTTTAGTCGGAAGTGCAAAAACTAAAGTTGAAACAGAACCTAAGGTAGACTATCAAAAATAGTCATACCAGGCTTCAAAAAAAACTTCAAAAAAAGCGAAAAAAGCTGTTGCCAAATGGTAAGGAATATGTTATTATATACACATAATAAGAAAAGGATACACTATGAATAACTTACCTAAAATATATCTCGATATGGATGGCGTCCTTTTCGACTTTGTAAAGAACATTGAAAAGACTACAGGTCTTACAATTGACCAATGGACTAAGCTTGGAAGAAAAGAGCGTTGGGATCCAATCATTGCAAAGAAAGACTTTTGGTCTGACGGACCATGGTTAACAGAGGGTAAAAAACTCTTTGCTTTTGTAAAGAAGTATAACCCACATATATTAAGTGCATATGTAGAACATGCACATGACCCTAATTGCATTCCAGGCAAAACCAAATGGGCTATGAAGAATACTGGAATAACAAGAGATAAAATTAATCTTGTTATGAGAAGTCAAAAAAAGAATTATGCAAGACCTAATACCATTTTGATTGACGATTACGATAAAAATACAAAAGAGTTTAATCAAAGAGGTGGTATAGGTATCACATTTAAGACAGCTTCTCAAACAATCTCAGAGTTGAAAAAACTCGGTTTTAAATAATTTCCCTTATAAATAGTAGGACTATATAGAAAGGCCGAAAGGCCTATTGAGTACCTATTAACATTTAAAAGGGAGAGAATAATATGTCAAGTTGGTCAAGTGCAGATTCAGCTGCTGGAGCACCTTTATGGGCTGCTACACAGTTGCAAACAAATAATGCACCTACAGCTTCAAATAGAACAAATTTATTTGAAGATAATACAGCAGATGAGTTTATTGCTGGTATGACAGTAGGTTTATTTAACTACGCTTCAGGTGAAGTACCATCAGGTGCTGCTCACATGGGGTGGAATTTGAAGTTTACAAATGGCTCAAGAGTTAAATACGAATGCTTGGTTGCTTTAGCAAACCCAGCGTAATAAAATAATTTATAGGGGCGCCTTCGGGTGCCCTTATACATATAAGTATATTAATAAAGTGGTCTGTGTATATGCACAGAGTAGCATTCCCCGAATGGGGTTAACAAGGAGATAAAAATGGCAGATAAGAAAATCACCGCCTTAACAGATTTAGGCGATAATTTAGCAAGCGTTGACTTGTTTCATGTAGTAGATGACCCAAGCAACACACCAATAAATAAAAAAGTAACAGCGGAAGATGTTTTCAATAACATTCCAAGTTACCTTGGTTTAAAACAAACTTCTCAAACAATTACAGCAGACGGTTCTACAACTACAGCAGTAGATGTAACCTCAGCTATAACTGAAATTAATGCAACATCAGCTACACACTCATGTGCTATGGCAGATGGTACTGATGGTCAGATTAAGGTGATAGTTAATACATCTACATCTGGTACAAACGCAATCACAATTACACCAGCAAATTTTTCAAATTCAACTATTACGCTTGACGCCGCTGGCGAAAGTGCAGTATGTTTATTTAAAAATTCAAAATGGTATGTAATTGGTGGTAATGTACCAACAATCGCTTAATAGAGGAGATATAATATGTCTATAACAATTGATGAATTGAAATCAGAAAAAGAAACTTTGGTAAAAGATTTTGAAGCTTTGAGCTCAAGAATTAAACAAGTTGATAGTGAACTGGCGCAAATGAAAAGTAATCTAAATGCTGTTCATGGGGCTGTTCAACAAATTGATAAGTTAATTCTACAATCAGAGAGTAAGAATGAAATGCCAAAACAAAAAGCAGAGGCGCTAAACATAGCGACAAGTTAATGAAACAATTTAAGAACTTTGTAAAAGAACAAAACTTAAACGATTTCGAGGAAGATGTTTTGAAAGAAACACCACCTAATACTGCTGACGCTATGAAAAGGCACAAAGCAGGTAAGGCTGGTTTTACAGATATTGCACATCTTAAAGCTAAGGGTTTGATACCCCGAAGTGATGGTAACAAAAAAGTATCAGATAAATATAAGTAAGAGGAAAATTAAATGAAAACATTTAAACAAATGCTTAAAGAGGACCACAACGACATTGGTGTAGGCACATCTACTGCTAATTCGGCTGAGGACTCTAACATTGGTGCTCATAATGTTGAGAACGCTGATGTTTTAAAAAGAGTAAATGCTTTTGTTTCTTCTATCTGCCAACAGGAATATATGAATCCTCAAGCAGCTGTTGAACAATTAGCAAACAAACTAAAAACAATTGGCCTAGAAGTGGGCGACATGAAATTGGAAGGTGATAACGGTAAAGTGACTGCTGAAGTAAAACAATTCGGCGGAAGATTTGGTAAAGACATAGATGGTACCGACTTAAATGATGATGGAATATCTCATAGAAAAGAGGGTGGTCTGAAACTTGAAGTTTCTTACGAAACTCTAAAAACAGGTTCATCTAAAGTTTACGCCAAATTAGTTTAATACTAAACTGGAGTAAAGATGTTCAGAGAGATTACGAAGGATAATTGGTTATTATTTGCACAAAGTAATTATGATAATCCTACATTGGAAAAAGATATTGAATTTTATGATGATATTAAGAGATTTAAATATCTTAAAAGACTCTTTCGTAAATACAAGGTTACAGGTAACCTTAAGCTAAGATTGGTATTAAACCATATCATAGTTTTGAATAATGTTTTTGGTGTAGAAACAGCATGTACACTTCTATTGTTTAAGATAGATAAACCATACTGGCCTGCTCTAAAATCATTTTTAAATTACCTAGAATATCTATACCCACACGAACTAAATGGTATACAAGAAGATATGAAGATAACTAAAGGTTTAAAGGAACTGTAATGGCTAGTAGAGGAATAGATTTTTTAATAACTTACAGAGTGGTAAAACTTATGGTAACTCCTTTTGAAAAACAAGAGGCGTTTAAGTTTGGTATCATTGATGAAAAAGGTAAAGTATTAAAAAAGTACAAGTCATTAAGAACTGAAAAAGAAAGAAAATCTTATACTCTTTTACATAGATTTGTTTTTAACCTAAAAAGAATACTACAAAAGGTAGGTTTAGGTGGCAAACTTGGTTCATTTGCTGTTGCATTAGCTTTATTAATTAAAGAAGATAAATCTTATGCACAACATAAAACTTTAATTGAATCTACAATTATTAAATATTTAAAAGATGAAAACTTGTTTGAAGAAATGTTAAACGAAGTTAGAGAAATACCAGAGATTGACGCTGACCCATATATGGTTTGTTTTGGAATGAGTGTATATGAAAAAGACGGCGAACTGGTAACGGAGAACGATTATGCCAAAACATTATAAAGAAATGATGGACGAAATCATCAATAAGATGGATGAAGACGCACCAGCTAACGCAGTTGCACATGGTGGTGTTGACATGAATCCAACAGGTAAGAAAAAGAAAAAAGACGAAGTACCAGCTAAATTAATGGATGTCATTATGAAAAGAATGTCTGGTAAAATTAAAGAAGACAACGATAATAACAATGTTGTTTTAAAAGGCGTCTTGGATAAATTAGATAAACTAGATGAAGCTATTGATAGAGCTTCAGGTATAGAAAAGAAAAAAGTTGAATTTGTCGAAGATAAAGAGTATAAAGGCTTTAAGACAAAGTATGACAAAAACATTTAAAGAATATCTAGGAGGTTTTCGTATAGGCAACCTTGATAGTATGTCACCTATGGCAAGTCTTGGTGATTTACCACCGAAAGGTGCAGGTGATAAAGACAGTAGAGGTGTTGGTTTAAATGCAAACAAAAATAGAATACCTAGAAAACCAGGCCAAAAGGCAGGTTCAGATAAGCATTCAGACCTTTATACAGATGAGAATCCAAAAGGAACTATTCACGGATTAGGTTTTACAGACGCTGCCAAAGCTAAAGAATCTATAAATAAAATAAAAGGTTCAGGTAAAACCCATGCACACAAAATGCAGGCTGCAATTGCAATGTCGCAAAGAGCAAAGGTGGCAAGTCAAAGGGCAAAAGACCCTCAAAAGAAAAAAGACTTAGGCGCAGCTCACAAAGTCTATCAATCATATATAAATCAAAATAAAAAAAAGGACTAATATGGAAGTAGTAATAGCTTTAGCGATGAAATTTTGGCAATGGTCAATACTTATTGCCTTAGTAATATTAGGTTTTGTTATCAACCTATTTGATAAGAAAATAGATAACAATAAAGTAAATTTTAAATATTCAGATTACCCACACATGAAACCAATGAAGATTGCCACAAAAGGTAAAGGTTTCTGGAAAGGTATACTAATGTGGTTGTTAGGTACTAGACATTGGGAAATTGTAAAAGATTTTGACTTCCAAATAGAAGGCAAAAAATATGTTATTCCAAAAGGTTTTAAATTTGATGGTGCAAGTATTCCAAAATTCTTGCATACTTTTTTATCACCGGTTGGGGTACTATTAATAGGTGGACTTGTACACGATTATGCTTACAAGTATCAAACCCTATTAATGTTAAATAAGAAAGATACCATGGGTATTATATCTCAAAAAAGAGCAGACGAAATCTTTAGAGATATTAATATTGAAGTAAACGGTTTCTATCTTATGAACTACTTAGCATACTGGTCGTTAAGACTAGGTGGTTTTATGGCGTGGAATAAACACCGTAAAGTCAATGCTAAGATTTAAAACAATAAAGGAGGTTCAAGTATGAACTGGATAATGTCAAGAGTAAAAGAGATGTCAAGTTGGTCAGGCGCAGGTTTGATTGGTCTTGGTGCAATGATTATATTGGGAGGTCCGTTTGTCAACATGTTGGCATGGGCAGCCGTTATTTGGGGAATCATTTCCATAGTAAAAAAGGACTGACTTGATGGGAATTAGATTATTTTTTATAGGACTTATGGTCACCGCCTTAGCTGGCGGTGGCTACTATGTTATGAAGTTGCAAAAAGATAATGAGATATTAAAAGCAAATGCTATTAAATTAGAAAGTGCAATTTCAGACCAAAAAACACTAATAGAAAATCAAAAAAAAGATTTTGAGGCCATACTAACGGCTAACAAAGAGATGAACGAATTGATTGGTAAATTAAAAACAGATTTTGCCGATTTAGATAACCGATTTAATAAAAAAAATAGAGATGTTGGTCTGCTTGCAATTGAAAGAACTAAATCAATTGAAAGAATTACTAATGCTGCTAGTGTCAAAGCTAACAGATGTATAGAAATCGCAAGTGGTTCACCATTGACGGAGAAAGAAATTAATGCTACGAAGAAGTCTGAAATCAATACAGAATGTCCTTCTATTGCTAATCCTAACTATATTCCTTACTAGTTGTGCTGGAGTAAAACAGTTAGAGATTTTCAAAGAAGAAGTACCAAGAGCTAAACTTAATTTAGAAAAACCAACTCCATTACAAATGGAACAACTTCATTGGCATATTATTACCAGTGAAAATGCAGCTGAAGTGTTTGCTAAATTAGAGGCTGATGGTATTGACCCGGTATTATGGGGGTTAACAGATAAAGACTTTGAACTATTAGCAAAGAACTTTGCTCAGATTAGAAATAAATTAGTAGAAACTAATGCTTTATTAGACAAGTATAAAGAATATTACGAAAGTACAGATGACACGGAAAACTAATACAATGTTGATAGGTTTACTAGGTACCATATTAATGGGACTGGCTACCTGGACATTGGTAACACTTATAGAACTACAAACTTTAATGTATATGTTACAGACAGAGTTAGAAAATGTTGACAAACAATTTGGTAGAGTTTACAATTTTATTGATTCTGTAAGACAAAAATAATGGACATTGTTGATATATTAAATAGATATGGATTTGCAACACTAGCCGCAATTGGTCTAGGTTGGTTTGTTTATTTTATTTACATTTACATTACCACACAGATTAAAGTAAAATTAGGTGAAATGAATGGTGTGCTAATTGGTCTCATAGACAGAATTCGTATGCTGGACAATGACTTAATTAGATTGCGTTCAAAATTAAATACTGTATTGACTTTGCGTGAGAACGAAAAGAGAACAAAGTCAAAAAAATAACATAGTCAACTTCCTGACATAGCCGATAGTCAAATAATAAGTGTCAATCCAATGACACTATCTTATAAATAGTAGTATGAAAACATCATTTAAAACAATGGTGTTAGTAGTGGCACTTACATTAACTCTCCTGAATACAAAAATACTAGCATCCGACTTGGTCCACGAGTTTAAGAATCCTGCCTTTAGTGGTAATGGGTACTCGAATCATGTGTTGTCCGTAGACCAATTACAGTCACAAAGAAAAAAAGACAACGAAGCAGACGCTAAATCAGAAAAAGCAGCTGCCGAAAGAGCAGAGAAAAACACCACAATTAACAAGTTTATTGCTAATGTGGAAAGTAGAATTTATGCCAACCTTTCTAAACAACTGGTTGACAATATGTTTGGTACAAGTTGTGATTCAAGTACAACAACCTGTCCAACAAGTGGTACCTCAGAGATAGAGGGTGCGACAATCTATTGGGTCAAAGATGCGACTACAGAGATTATCACATTGACTATCACAGACCAAAACGGTACAGTTACAAGTATGAGTGTACCAATAGGAGATTTCGTATTTTAATATAATGGAATTATTTTTTGACATATTAGTTAAGTTTGGATTACCTGTAGCAGCTTCCATTGTTATGGGTTTTTTCATCTTTTTAATTATTAAATATATTTTAGAATCTGTCGTAGGCCAAGTTTCAGGAATGCACGGCATTATAATGAGTTTAGAGAATAGAGTAAAGAACATGAATAATGATATGATTAAATTAGATATTCAAATATCAGACGCATTGAATTTACGACAGGATGAAGAACGAATTAGTAGGGCAGATGGAAAAGAAGACGCAAGGAGAGATTAGTGTTAAAGCTATTGCAAATATTAATTGTCGGCTTAGTCCTGACTGGTTGTGCTACGAATGGTACAAACACTAAAACATTCAAAGGTGATATGCCCTATGTTGAGGGTACACCTACAGGTGAATTATTAAAGGCAATACCAGAATTAGATGGTCAGCCAAAGATAACGATTGCTGTATATAGATTTACCGACTTAACAGGTCAAAGAAAACCTAGTACAAAGTTTTCTCAACTATCTACTGCCGTAACACAAGGTAGTGATACATTTGTTATTAGTGCATTGAAAGCTGTTTCAAATGGCTCTTGGTTTCAAGTAGTAGAAAGAAATGGTTTAGATAATCTTGTCAAAGAAAGACAATTGATTAGAAGTACAAGAGATTTATATGATGAAGAAAATGATATACAAAAGGTTTTAAAACCTATGTTGTTTGCAGGTTTGATTATTGAGGGTGGTATTGTAGGTTACGATAGCAATACACAATCAGGTGGTCAAGGTGCTAGATACTTTGGTATAGGATTAAGTGAACAATATAGAGTAGACCAGGTGACTGTATCAATGAGAATTGTATCAGTACAAACTGGAGAAATATTGTTAACCACCAATGTGACTAAGACTATTGCAAGTCACAGCTCGGGTGGTGATGTATTCAGGTTCTTAGACATGGGTACAAAGGCGTTAGAATTGGAAACAGGTGTCGCTGTAAACGAACCTGTTAATTATGCAATAAGAACTGCTATCGAGTTTGCAGTATTAGAACTGATACAATCAGGTGAGAAACAAGGATTTTGGAAATATAAAGAAAAGGAAATAGAAATACCAAAAGTGCATGACCTTGATAAAATTCGAGGTTAAGTACCAAGGAGGATAAGAAACTATGAAAAAAATAATAAGCTATATTATGTTTGTTATGTTTATGGTAACTACTCCATTATTTGCGAATGACATTTATGTTACTCAATCAGGTGCAAGCTTGACTTTGGATGTATTACAAGACGGAGAAAACAACACAATCGGTAGCAGTACAACGGCTTCTGCCTCTACTGGTGCTACTACAAGTTTAAATATCGACCAAGTTGGTGACTCGAATGTTATAAAGTACCAAATTAATGGTGCAACATACACAGGTGTTATAAATTTACAAGGTAACTCCAATGATGTTGATTTAAATTGTGATAGTGGTAATAGTAATTCATCATGTGGAAGTGTCAATGCAGTAGTTAACTTTACAGGTAACTCAAATGATATTGACCTAGACATAGGAGAAACATCAGCAGCCACAGGCGCAGATGTAGATATCGTTGGTAATACAGGCTCTGACTCGAATGTCGTAGCTGCTACAGTTGACGGAACAAGTGCCATATTAACAATCACAATAAACGGTGATACTAACAATTACTTACTAGACATAGACGGTAACGGTGATGTAAACGGTCACACATTGATACACACTCACACAGGCGGTATCGCAGATGTTGATATTACACAATCAGGTGTAAACGATAACATGATTAATTTGACAACAAGTGGCGACAATGCCAACATAGACATAATACAGAGGGATTAGTATGATAAGTTTTATACTATTTACGGGATTAACAATATATGCGGCTTTTAAATTTTATAATTTTATGCACAGTCTTAATCCTTACGACTTTACCGGTAAGAAGTGAATCTATTGGAGATGTTACTTTAAGTAAAGGTAATTCTGTAATAGATAGAAAAGACGGTGAGAAAGATGTTAAGGTAGAAAAAAACCTTGACATCTTCTCATACGACACGGTAAAGACCGGTAAGGGTCAAGTTGCAATAGAATTTCTGGATGAAACTAGAGTGGATATAACACAACACTCTAAGTTAATCATTGATGATTTTGTTTATGACCCTAACGCAAAGACAGGTAAACTTTCTTTAAAGGCAACACTAGGTACTGTAAGGTATGCTAGTGGTCAGATTGCCAAAAACTCAGCACAAAACATTTCAATAAAAACACCGACAGCTACTGTATCTGTAAGAGGTACGGACTTTGCTATGACCATTGATGAGATAGGTTCATCTACAATTATTTTATTACCAAGTTGTGACGGTAATGGTAACTGTTTTGTTGGTGAAATATCAGTAGAGAGTGACGCAGGTCAGGTAATATTAAATCAGGCATTTCAGGCTACACAAGTAGATACTCCTGAAAGTAATCCTTTAAAACCAGTTTTGTTAGACTTGAATGAAAGTTTAATTAATAACTTATTGATTGTACAAAAACCACCAGCACTAGAAGAAGCGATAGAAACGGAAGCAAGATTAAAGATAGTTGCAAACGCATTAGATTTAGACTTTCTAAAGTTTGATGAATTAGATGTTGACTTATTAGAGACCGAAGAAGATGAGGCTGTTACAGCATTAGAGATAGATTTTTTAGACCAGAATTTTTTAGTTGATATCTTGGCACAATTAAATAAACAACTTGCTATACAAATGCAAAGTGCTTTTGATAAAAAGAAAAAAAGTAAAACAGGTACAGATGAGTTTGGTGTTACCTTATTGAATGAAGAACCTGAATGGGTATGGATGAGAAGTGATGAGGCAGGTAATAATATTGTATTAAGATTAGACCAAGAAAATGGTTATGTAATAAATGTTACACAAGGTGATATGGAGATTAGAGATTACCTGTTAGGAGAGGGAGATAATGAAATCTATATTAATCAGCGTTAGTATTTTCTTATTGTTTTGTACCTCTGTATTAGCTAATGAAATATATGTATCACAAACAGGTTCAGGTGATAATTTAAATTTACAGATATTACAAGACGGTGAAGATAATAAAATAGATATGTCAATAGGTAATCATACAAATAATACAATTGAGATAGAACAAAAAGGTGATGATGGTTATGTTGGGTACACTTCAGCGTGGGGAAGTGGATATAGTTGGGGTGGAGATATAGATGGTGATAGCAATAGTTTGAGTATTAAACAATTCTGTAATCAAAGTCCTTGTGGTGGTGATAGATTTGAATTTCATATTACAGGTTCAAGTAATGATGTTGACTTTGCTCAAGGTTATCATGTAACAAACACAGGCACACTTTTAGCTGTTGATGATTATGAATATGGTGGTCATTTTGTAAGATTAGATATTCACGGTTCAAACAATACATTTTTAGGAAGTCAAAGGTCAAATAATTCAGGCCATGAACACTCAAATATTACAAACATTTACGGAAGTAATAATGATGTTTATACAAGACAAGAAAGTAACCAAAATAAAACATTAAATTTGACTATAAACAATTCTGATAATGATATAGACATTATTCAAAAAGGAAGTGCTACACACA